ATGAGTGCATTCACCAAAGGCCAAGCGGTCATCCTCACCAACCCTCGCGGCGCCGAGAAGGCGGGCAAGTTCATCGGCACGAAGAACCTGGGCACCGGCCGCGGTGGCGGCGAGTACCTAGTCGTTGATGTCGACGGCAAGGAGTTGAAGGCTCGGGCCAGCAAGGTGCGCGCTGCCTGATTCAACTGACTGGCCTTGGCAACAAGGCCAGACGGGAAGTAGTCCATACACTCAGGCGACCCAGTTCACCGAGACTGCTACCCATGATCGGTGCGGGTTGCTCAGCTGCAAATTAGCCGCAGTTCCGAAACCCTCGAACCCGTCGCTTAACCCCCCACCCTTCCCCGAGGAAATCATCATGCATCCAGCCATGCAGCAGCGCGTGGAGGGCCTGAAAGCCCTGCGCGCCCGTGCCACCCTCGCAACCGCCGACTTCTACGCGATGATCGGCAAGGAGCCTCCAGCCATGAGCGTGCGCTACCAGGTGGTGACCAAGGGTGAGTGCGCCTACCACATCGTTGAGTTGGTCACCGGCAAGACCCGTGGCTTCCGCTTCAGCTACAAGGCGGCGGTCGACTACGCCCAGCAGCTGGAGGCCAAGGCAGATCGCACAGCGAGGGCGCAGTGATGATCGGCCCCCCTATCCCGGATCAACGCCAGCAGGATCTGGAGCAGCTGAGCGCCAGCATTGACCAGTTCTTTGCCAACGGCGGCCAGGCAACCAAGCTCCCCGACTTCGAATATCAACCGCGCCGACCGCACCACGGCAGCCTGCTCGCCGGTGGGGATCCAGTGGCCCGGGCCACAGCCGCCGAGAAACGGGAAACGCTGGATCGCGTCCGGGAAGCGGCCAAGACCATGACCCTGATCGAGGCCGTGCGCGCCCTGGGCATCGACAGAACAACCCTATTCCGCATATCTCGCGATGCGGGCTTCTACTTCCAAAGCAACAACCAGGAACGAAAGGCCCGGGCGGCAGCACGACAGGCCAAGGCCGAAGCCGAGGCCAAGCTGGTGGAGCTGATCAGGGCAAACAGCGGCATCGGCCTGAGCCGTAATTTCGTCGCGAAGAAGCTCGGCATCACCAGCCACTACCTGGTGCGGCTGGCTGAGAAAAACGGCATCGACTTTCCGCGCTGGAGCGATAGGCCTTGAAGCGCATTTCAAACCGAGTCCGGCATCGCCGGCGCCAGCACCAATGCACTTTGCCGCCGAGCGGCATCCTGCCCACTGAGAAGCAGCCATGGCAAAGCTCTGAGGATTGGTTAGGAAGAAATGTCATCCCTTGCACGGGCAGCAAAGAACTTCTGCCTGGCGACAGCTGCTCGCACCAAGAGGCTCGTCATACGAGGGCTTCCATTCTCGTCGACTAGAACCAGCGTGAAGGTACATTGGCAACTGATGGCATTGTCGCCCTCTACCATCCACTGCCTTATCTCGTCAGCGGTGAACAATCGACCGTGGCGCTCCGCGTGCGATATACGTGTCGACGGCGACAGTGCCGAGATATGCATAAAGCGATGCGAGATCCCAAGCCGAAGACAATCAGCCTCATCGTCGTCAAGAGTGCGCATTTTCTCTTGGTGCGATTCTGAGTTTTTCGATTGTCTTTCCATGCGACGGATCCTGTGATTGGCCCAAGCTAGGGGGGGAATGGGGAAAATCATTCGCCTTCCCCCTCAATACAAATAGATGGCCACTAGATCAACCGCCAGAGCTATCACAACCACAGTAATCTCGAAGTAGATCTCCAGATCAGTCATAGCTTGGCCCCCAGTGCGATTAGTTGTAGGGGACTGAGCAACTTCTATTCCAATTTGAAAACTTCGTATCCGGCCAGTCAGCGTATCGCGTGAATGAGAATGAAATGTGAAACCGGCACACGCAAATGAGCAGACGGGTCGGCTGAAGAGCGTGTCGGGCGATAAGATCATAAGCCTCAATAAAAAAGGCACCCGCATAGCGGATGCCTTTTGCCGGACCAAGCATGGATGGGGTCATGCACCGGCGGCCTGAAGTAAACCCCATTCAACCCCAGATTGCCACCGCTTCCCCGCATTAGGGGACGATCGGGTCAAGTCACTACCCCTCAAGGCCTGCATCGGAAGTAGACGTAGATGGCCACCAGATCAACTACCACCACTATGCTGATCACCGCAGCCGTGAAGTAGATCTCCTCCCGAAGCATACCCAAGTCCCCACTACACGGTTGGTTTGGGAGGGAGAGCAATATCTATTCCACGACTCAAATGCCGCATCTACGCCTCAGCATATCGGATTAATCGTTCTGCCCAGCTCCGGTGCTTTCTAGAGGTTTGGTATAGATGAGCGTGTAGCCTTTGGTAAGCCGATGGCGAAGTTCCTTGGGCATCTCATACGCAAAATGGATCAACCATGAGCCGTCCCCCAGTAGGAACGTATCCCCCCGATATTTCTCCACTTCGGCCTCATCTATTCCGAGTTCAAGTGCAATTTCGCTATTTGTTGGTTCACAGTCCATTGAGATACCTCTCCCTCGACACGCTGGAAACCGCTTTTTATCCAAATTAGTGCCAAAACGCCACCCCGGCGAGGGCGGCGCCTGCAATGGAGATTGCCATGAAGATACGGATCAGGACGCTCTACGGGTGCAGCTCCTGCGATGACGTCCATGACGACGAGTCCTGGGTCCGAGAGGGCTGGCAGCCGGAAGTGACGAAAATTTAACCAATAGCCCGCTTCAACAAATCACGCCAGGCTGAAGGCCTGATGCCTGGTCGACATCATGATCACTCATCTTCATCTAATCGGAACCTGCTCAAGACAGGGGACCCCGGCAGATTGCTGGTCTCAACCTCAACATGCCGCCCACCACAGTGCTCGCAGTTGAAGGCCTGACTGTCGATGTCCTCGTCAAAGTAGAGCTCTACGGACGTATCTTGGTTGCATTTCTGGCAGTTGAGTTTTTTCGTCATGGCCTATAACCCCTGAGAGTTTCGCCTTCTGAGCTTAGCCAGCTTTCGCTCGTTCGACGCTACCGCCGGCGCCTCCCCACTTCAACGAATCACGCCACCCCGGCGAGGGCGGCTCCTGCACGAAAGGACCAAAACGGCCATGACCACAGCAATCGACTTGTTCGCCGGCCTCGGCGGATGGAGCACGGTGCGCGCGCCGCAGGCGTTCAGGTTCTCTGGGCGGCTAATCACCAGACGATAGCGGCCTAAGACTCATCTGCGAGTCGAAAGCGGAACTGCGCGGGAGCTCCTGGCGCCTTGAAATACGATTCCTCAATATGCAAGGCGTCACAATGCTGGCAGTTGAAAACCTGCCCACCGGTTTCATTGTCTTGGCGGAATTGAACTTCGGTTTCCTTGCCGCACTTTTTGCAAGTCACCTTTGGATTCATAGCATCGCTCCACCCCCAATCCCTTAACTGTAGCCACATCCTTCTCAAGCGCAGATAGGTATCCCCATGCCCACAGCAATCGATCTGTTCGCCGGCCTAGGCGGATGGAGCACCGGCGCGCGCGCCGCAGGCGTCCAGGTTCTCTGGGCGGCAAACCACTGGCCCGAGGCCGTAAAGTGGCACTCAGCCAATCACCCACACGCTGAACATGTCTGCCAGGACCTGCACCAGGCCCGGTGGGAGCAGGTGCCGAAGCATGACCTGCTGCTGGCCTCCCCATGCTGCCAGGGCCACTCGAAGGCCCGGGGCAAGAAGTCGGGCAACCCGCAGCACGACTCGTCGCGCTCGACAGCCTGGGCCGTGGTGTCTGCGCTGGAGTTTCACCGACCGGAAGCGGCACTGGTGGAGAACGTCGAGGAGTTCACTGACTGGGCGCTGTACCCGGCCTGGGTGTCAGCAGTACAGGCGTTGGGCTACCAGGTCGCGCCGCACGTCGTGGACTGCGCCGACCTGGGCGTGCCGCAGCATCGCGTGCGGCTGTTCCTGGTCCTGACCCGCAGTAAGGCACCGCTGATGCTCGAGCTGCACCGGCGCCAGCATGTGCCGGCGGCCAGCTTCCTCGACTTCGAAGCCGGGCGCTGGTCGCCGATTGATAAACCGGGCCGGGCCCAGACCACTCTGGAACGTGTGCGCAGCGGCCGCGAGCGTTTTGGCGACAGGTTCATCATGCCCTACTACGGCAAAGGCTCAGGCCTCACCGGACGCGACATCAACCGCCCGATAGGCACCATCACCACCCTGGACCGCTGGGCCTTGGTCGACGGTGACCGCATGCGGATGCTCAGCGCCGGCGAAGCCCTGGCCGCACAGTCGTTCCCAGCTGACACCCTGCGCCCAGACAACCACCGGCTGACCATGCACATGGCGGGCAACGCAGTACCGCCGCTGGCCGGGCAGCGGGTGATTGAGGCACTGCTCAAAGCAGCTTAGCCGCCGCCATCACTAGGTCCGTGACTGGGCTTTCGGCATAGCTGGAAGCGATAGGAGTCCGGCCCGTCAGGGACACCAATTTTTTCAACTGCGACATGCTTTGCACCGCAATTCGGGCAGATCACACAGGGTCCATCTGACACTACGTCATGCGTGATCTGGCCTTTGAACGTGATGCTACATGCTTCGTTCTGGCAACGAAATTCGGTGTACATGCGACCTCCTACAGTACCCCCAACAAGATTGTAGCCAAGCAC